GCAATCTTCTTAAGTTTATATTTAAACTTATCTGACCACTCTACAGAGTCATTCTTAGCATATACTTTTTCTTGCCAGCTAAATCCATTTTGGAAACAAGTGATAATGTTCGTAATGGCTTCATACCATCCACCACTTTCTAAATTCTTGAGGTTCCAGTTGAGGAATGCCGCAGCGTCTTTACTTCTCTGGTCTTTAGGGTTCCCCGCTACAAACCTCCCTTTAAGGAGAGACTTAGTGAGAAACACTTCTCCCACCGTAGCTCCAGCATCAACAACAGCATGATTACGCATCTCAGCAAATGTCTGAATAGACCGTGGGAATTGTAATTCATATTTAGCTTGGTCACGTATCCAACCACCAACTTCTTTCATGAATGGTTGACCTGTTTCGGCAAACTTCATTCTTGTTTGGGATGGTGTGGGATTTGATTCAGCTTTGCTAATGTCAACTGGTTGAGGAGCTTCTTTAATGTCTTCTGACATTTTCTCTCCTGTTATAGTTCATATTGTTTTTTGATAGATGGGGCGTGTACCTCTGGTATACGCATTACTGTGTGTGTCTTAACTTTTAATAGGAAGTTGAAAGCACATGCAAAGGCATCAGCCCAATCATCCTTTCTAGTTGCCGTAGACCTAGTACCGTCAAACGATTCTAACTCTTTATATATAGCTTCTAGTGTAACTGGGTCAAATGAGGATTCAACGATGTGTACCAACCCATTAGAACACGCAGTAGAGAAAGGCTCAAACTTAGTAAGCTTTCCTGTAGTATTTGGCATGGTGTCTTTTTGGATTTTAAAGCCTTCTTCTAAGAAGAATCTGGCTAAATCTTGGAAAACAGTTACACCATCACCGCCAGCATCTTGTGGGATAACTATAGTAGTATCAGTACCATCCAACTTAGCTTGTGCTAACATTAGTTGATTTCTTTCACCAGAACGTTTTCTAAATCTTCCGTGGGTGTTGGTGTCTTCGTCTTTAACCTTAGGATGATAATCACCGTAGATAAAGAACTCACCATCTTTAGTGCGTTCAATACCAGCACAAGCACTATAATCGGGAGATGCATAAGCACCAGATGGTTCTGTACTCGCTTTATCCCATGCCCTAGCTTTACGTGATTCCATTGGACGTTTATCAGCTTTCTTCAACCAACCTCTTTCAAAGTAGTTAGAGCCTTGTGCCCTAGCATCCCAATTACCTTTCAACAATCGAGCTTTATCTATCTCATTCAAACCTTCTAAGAAAGCAAGGTAAGATTTATTATTCTCCATCATTATAGGATTATCGTAGATCAAAGCAGAAATAAAAGAGAAGGAAATAGGTTTTGGTGTGAAATCTACCGTTTGATATTTAGTTATTAGTTCTTCTTTTGAGTTACCCCAAACGTAAGTACCAGAAATCTGTAGGAACCATCTAATGGCTCCGTCACGCTCTTGAATTGGATAACCATCTTCATCTATGTACCAATCAATCATGGTGCGTAAATAATGATCAGGATCTGGGTTACAAGATATTACCATTCGTGAAGGATAGGTGGACTCTGAACGCATACGTGAGATTAAATATTCAATCTGTTCCCACTCGAACTGAGTCCCTTCCAATTATGTTCAACATTGGTCGTTAGGCAATGCCCGTCATTCTTGTGAATAACCGCTGTATGTCACCATACAGTTCAGACTATATCACCACCCACATGGGGTGCTTCCCGTTTCGAGCCACTTAGCCCTACAATTAGTCGTTGCACGTTCCGAAATAACACATAGTTATTAAGGCTTCGCTCAGGATTGTCTACTAGAGAGTTCCCCTGAATTAGAGAAGTTTTCACCATAATATTGCTACTATGGGCGACAAAATTTATCGAATCCTATGAAGGTATATTGAAGTCCTTGATGGTCAAACTTAGATTTAACAGATTCCATGTGGTTCCACTTAACCTTAGCGCCATTGGGGAAGATAGCTTCCATAGCTTGGTGTCGGAACCTTGGCCTAATCTGTTCTGGGAGTTTGTTATACATCGTAAATGCAGTGTCAAACAAACCACCTTGACCTTTTAACTGAGGGGTTGTCCTACGGAACATAATACATGTTGTCCGTGGGTCATCTATATATTTTAATGGGAGCATTTGGAGGAGGTAAGATTTACCACTACCAGCAGCCTTATATTATGTGGACGCAACGCCACTTCTACCGTTTCCGATAGGTTCGGATCATATCTTCATCTCTTACGAGAGCCTACTATTTCGACAACGCTTGTTGCCTACTCCCTGACATTGGGATGACCTCTACACACGCCTTTACGCTTGGCTCGGCATTGGCATAGGTTTTACCCCTTAGCTTTCACCGAATTAAATAGGTTCTTAGTATATATCACTATATACTGTGGCGCTTATACTCCACCACCAATAACAAGAATTTCTGCTTCACTATCTAAAATCATCTGTTGCTTCCTACTCGTAGCACCAAATGGCATTTCAATAATCTGAGCTTCTTGCTTCTTAAATTTAGCTTTCTTTGCCATGTTTACCTCCTTAATCAAACACTCTTAGTAAAAGTGCTTTGTTAAAAAGATTATTTAACTGTTAATATACCCTCATTGTCATCAGAGAATTTCAGTGCTATCTTCAGAATCTCACCTATATCTTTCCAATAGTAAGTCTCAGTATAACCATCAAGCATTGAGTTTTTATCTATAAAGCTACCAGTGAATTTATACTTTATGGTATCTTCTAACTCTTTCGCTTGAGATGATGTTTTGAAGTGGAACATGTAGAGTATATCTATAGGGAGGGTACTCTTGAGGTTGAGTCTATTTAGTCTGTTTCTCATAGATACTGTTATTCCACACTTGATAGAATCTTCACCAACTTTCAGAATATAAAAATAACAGGGTTTGTATGCCTTATATCCCCCTGAGGAACAATTAGAACATCCTTGTCCCCTAATCAATTTGTCTATACTGATTAGGAATGTCTCACCGCAGTCACAATTTATAGCACCTTTGGTATGGTAGTTCTTATAGGTGAAGTTGTCATAATTATACTTATCACCATGAATCTCTTTGAGTCTAGGGAGGTAGTGTTCGACAGACCTTCTAGTGTGACTTAGAGTGGATTGTAATGCACATGCTGGGCAGTTCCTTCCTGAGGTATGTGCTGATGGGATTTGGTTGAACTTTAGCTTACACTTGTTGCAGGTTATAATGACAGACTTATGAGCCTGTACATAAACAACCTGAGAGTAATCATACTTATCCCCATGCATAGCAACAGCATCTCTAATAAACTCTTCTCTTGTTTTTCTTCGTGCCATAATAATAAAATCCTATAAAATAAATACCCCCTGCTTCGCAGGGGTGTTACATTACCCACAGAGAGTATTTATCTTATACGATCTCTGCAACTTATTTTCTAATCAAACTAGAAGGGCGCTGCGAAACGCCCCCTTCAACATATTAGCCAATACAGGCTAAATTAACTAAATTAGCCGTTTATAGCTACTTGCTAAAATGACTCAGGTAATGCCACAGCCCGAACTGCCCACATAATACCTTGCTTCAATTCTTTCGTAGCATAAGCTAAACAATCAACTCGTTGTTCAAACTGTTTATCACTCAACTCAATAAAACTGAGGCCGTGTAGGTCTTGAATCATCATCTCTAAACAAGCACCTTGCTCTTTGATTCTATTCATCAAGTCAATCTCTAATTGGGATAAGTCACGATAACCTTTAATCTTCTTATGTTGATTATCCATTATTTCTTCTCCCCTTTCTTAACTGTTTTCTTCTTAGCTTTAGCTACTGGCTTTTCTTCTACTTTGATATCTTCGAGGTCAATCACAATATCAGCAACCTTGTCAAGAGCTTTATCCTTGACAACTTTCTCTTTCAAAAACTCAGCACTATAGAAACGTTTAAACTTAGTATTAATATTCTTAGACTCAATACGTGTACCAATGGCTTCAATCTCTTCCACTGTAACGTTATCCATCTTAGCAATAATATCTTGCACCAATTCAAACGTACTAGGATATAATTTCTTCTCACCAGCTACAACACACCACTCGTTGATAATATCTGCCCTACGGCCGCTAGCCTCTCCCCAGTGTGACCCTAACAGCCCATCAGTGTGTGCTTGCTTAATTCGTAATAGGAATGCAAGGAATCCCTTAGTTGTGTCATTATAAATATTCAATCTAAATACTCCTAAATGTTAATGTAATAAGTAAACCACTGCTCTTGGTCTGTTATGATATTCACTCTTATCGTTGGCCTCATATGGCGCTTCGCAGATTCTATTACATGTTTTGATACGGGGAGAACTCATACCCAGTATTTATAAATAAAAATGCACACTCAACATAACAAAGAAACCACCTAAACAGAGGAGGAGGAGTTTAGATGGTTTCCGAGGAGGGACACAATAAATTGTGCTGTTATGTGAGTGTGCTGGAGGAAATGTTACAAGGGTAAAACGAGGATGTATACGTCTGGAGTGTACTTTTAAACGTCAGTTGGCATATCCAGTTATGGTATCCAACTCATTGTGTAATTAGTTGCCATTCTTATTTAAGGTCACATGGCTATGACACGTAGCTTCGGGAGAAGCAAGCTTAATAAATACCCCGTCTAATGCTTGCTCTGATTAATCAGGATGGGCTAGTCCGAGGATTTTAGTGTCACGTTAACACCTTTCGTAGTGACGTTACCGTCAAGTCTATTTCTAGCTGCACTTAAGGTAGCAAATCACCTATATATGGCATTAACGTAATTAAAGTATAATTCAACGAGAGGTTAATGCACTGTCTACAAGACCAAGTAATTAAAACCATTTCCAGCATCGCGCTTGCCCTTATTACAGGGAGGAAACCCAACCTA